CCAGCTGGGAAAGGGTAGCGGAAAAGACTTTACCTCTACAGTTGCCTGTGCATATATCGTGTACAAGCTTCTTTGCTTAAAGGACCCCGCAAGATATTTTGGAAAGCCCGGCGGAGACGCCATCGATATTATTAACATTGCTATAAATGCACAGCAGGCAAAGAACGTTTTCTTTAAAGGCTTTAAATCTAAGATCGAAAGGTCTCCTTGGTTTCAAGGTAAGTACTATGCAAAAATGGATAGCATAGAGTTTGACCATTCAATAACGGTTTATTCTGGACACTCCGAGCGTGAGTCTCACGAGGGCCTAAACCTGATCTTGGCAGTTCTAGATGAGATCTCTGGCTTCGCCTCTGAGGTTGGAACAGGCAATGAGCAGGCCAAGACCGCAGATAATATATACAAGGCATTTCGTGCTTCGGTAGACTCTCGGTTCCCAGACTTGGGTAAGGTTGCATTGCTATCTTTTCCACGTTACCCAGGAGACTTCATCTCTCAAAGATATGACGATGTCGTAATGGAAAAAGAGGTAGTGATAAAGCATCACAAGTTTATTATGAATGATGAGTTGCCAGAAGACGCCCCAGGAAATTCTTTAGAGATTGACTGGGAAGAGGACACAATCCTTACTTACAAGTATCCAGGGATGTTTGCCCTAAAGCGTCCCACTTGGGTGGTTAACCCTACACGTAAGATCGATGACTTCAAGATAGCCTTTTACACAGACCTTGCTGATGCCATGCAGAGGTTTGCTTGCGTTCCAAGGTTCTCCTCAGATGCTTTCTTTAAGCAGAGGGACAAGGTCCAAAACGCTATGACCATCAGAAACCCCATAGACGGTTTCAAGAGGTTCGAGGAAACGTTTAAGCCAGACCCAACTAAGAAGTATTATGTTCACGCTGACCTTGCACAACGACACGACAAGTGTGCTGTTGCCATTGCTCACGTAGATCGTTGGGTAAATATTCAGGTAATTAAAGATTATGAGCAGGTAGCTCCAGTAGTAGTGGTAGACGCTGTAGTCTATTGGGAGCCACGTGTTGAGGGGCCAGTAGATCTTTCAGAGGTTAAGCAGTGGATTCAGAACCTACGCAGGCTAGGATTCGATATTGGAATGGTCTCCTTTGACCGCTGGCAGTCCTTTGATATTCAGAATGAGCTAAAGTCTGTTGGGATCAGAACTGAGACGGTATCGGTAGCCAAGAAACATTACGAGGATATGGCAATGCTTATCTATGAAGAGCGACTAGCGATGCCAATGATTGATTTGTTGTTTGAAGAGCTAACAGAGCTAAAGATTATGAAGGGTAATAGGGTAGACCACCCGAGAAAGTCCTCCAAAGACCTAGCAGACGCTGTTTGTGGAGCCATCTATGGAGCTATATCCCATACACCAAAGAACACTAACCAAGAAGTTCAAATCCACACGTTTAGAGATAGAGCTAAGTCACCACAAGAGCTTGCGGATAAGGACAGAAATGTGATAAGATATAGGCCAGAGCAAAAAGATTTAGAAGACTATCTGGGTCAGTTTAATTTAATCTAGAAAGGTCTCAGTGTCCATAACTATTGTATATTTTTCAAACTATTCTGGTAACACCAAGAGATTCGCGGAGAAAATAAATGAGAACGCTATTCCTATTCCTATTAAGTCTAGTGATAGCGAGCCTCTTATTATGGATAATCCTTATGTTCTCTTTGTTCCGACTTATGGTAGTGGCAGCGACACGCATGCAATCCCAAGACAGGTTCGAAGATTCTTAAATAACAGAAACAATCGTGAAAAGCTCCAGGGAGTAGTTGGCTTCGGCAATACTAACTTTGGAGAAGATTTTTGTAAAGCAGCACACATTATATCTAGCAAAGCAGGAGTACCACTGGTCGCTAGAATAGAAATTTTTGGTACACAAGATGACGTCATAGAGGTCAAGAATAGGTTGGAAATACTATATGGAGAATAAAGCCAGTTACCACGAGTTAAACGCAATGCTAAATATGTACGACCAGAACGGTAAGATTCAGTTTGGGAAAGACAAGGAAGCAGCAAAGTCCTACTTCCTTGACCATATCAATCTTAATACTGTTTTCTTTCACAGCATTGAGGAAAAGCTTGAGTACCTTGTAGAGAACGAATACTACGATACAGGTTTGCTCAATAGCTATTCTCCAGAAGAAGTTAAAAGCTTGTTCAAGCATGCTTACTCCTACAAGTTTAGGTTCCCAACATTCGTTGGTGCTTACAAGTTCTATACACAGTACGCGCTTAAGACCTTTGACGGCGAACGCTACCTAGAAAGATTTGAAGACAGAGTCGTGATGAACGGCTTGATGCTAGGGCTAGGCAACTTCGAGACAGCACGAGATGTGATCGATGAGATTATCTCTGGACGCTTCCAGCCGGCCACCCCGACCTTTCTTAATGCAGGTAAGGCTCAGCGAGGAGAGTACGTTTCATGTTTCCTTCTTCGTGTAGAAGACAACATGGAGTCTATTGCGAGAGCGGTAACCTCTTCTCTGCAGCTTTCAAAGCGTGGTGGCGGTGTAGGTCTTAACCTTACAAACATTCGCGAGTACGGGGCACCCATTAAAAAGATTCAGAATCAATCATCTGGAATTATACCAGTAATGAAAATGCTTGAGGATGCCTTCTCCTATGCAAACCAGCTCGGTGCTCGTCAGGGCGCTGGTGCGGTTTACCTAAACGCTCACCACCCAGATATTATGAGATTCCTAGACACAAAGAAGGAGAACGCTGATGAGAAAACTCGTATCAAGACTCTATCGATCGGTGTGGTTATACCTGACATCACGCTTGAATTAGCAAAGAATGGCGAAGACATGTACCTGTTCTCACCATATGATGTGGAACGTGTGTATGGCTTACCAATGATGGACATCTCGGTTACTGAGAAGTACCAGGAAATGGTAGATGATCCTAGGATTAAGAAGACCAAGATCAAAGCTCGAGAGCTATTCCAGCGTATTGCAGAGCTTCAGTTCGAGTCGGGGTATCCTTACATCGTATACGAAGACACTGTAAATGAATCCAACCCTATAGAGGGAAGGATTAATATGTCTAACTTGTGTAGTGAAATCTTACAGGTAAACACTCCTACAACTTATAACAATGACATGAGCTATAAGGACATTGGAAAAGATATCTCATGTAACTTAGGATCATTAAACATAGCTAAGGCCATGGAGTCTCCAGACTTTGGTAAGACCATTGAAGTGGCCGTAAGGTCCCTCACAGCGGTCTCAGAGCTGTCCTACATAGACTCTGTAATGTCTGTTGCGGAAGGTAATCGTAAGTCTAGGGCTATTGGTCTTGGGCAAATGAACCTGCACGGTTACTTTGGAAAACAAGAAATGTATTACGGAGATGAGGAGTCCTTGGACTTCACCAACATATACTTCTTGACGGTACTGTACCATGCCTTAAAAGCATCTAACCAGATCTCCATAGAGAAGAAGTCTCCGTTCGAGGGGTTCAAGAGCTCTAAGTATGCGGACGGATCTTTCTTTGACAAGTACACCACTCAGAAGTGGGAGCCAGCTACAGAGAAGGTTGCTAAGTTATTTAAAGATGCTAAGATTAAGATTCCTAAAAAGAAGGACTGGGAAGATCTTAAAGCTTCCGTAATGGAGCACGGCATCTACAACCAGAATCTACAAGCGGTTCCTCCTACAGGCTCTATTAGTTATGTAAATAACTCAACGTCTTCTATCCACCCTATTGCAGCTCAAGTTGAGATTCGTAAAGAAGGAAAGATGGGTAGGGTCTATTACCCCGCTCCTCACATGACAGATGACAACCGACAGTACTTTATGGATGCCTATGAAATTGGTCCAGAGAAAGTTATCGATGTCTACGCAGCTGCAACCCAGCACGTTGACCAGGGGCTATCTCTGACTCTGTTCTTCAAGGACAGCGCAACCACCAGAGATGTCAACCGAGCACAGATTTACGCATGGAAGAAGGGTATCAAAACCATTTATTACATTAGAATTAGGCAGGACGCCTTAGAGGGAACTGACATGGAAGGCTGTGTTTCTTGCCAGCTATAATGAAGAACCTTATGGTATACTTTATATCTACAAGGAGACCCCATCTATGATTACAAGACCCATTAACTGGAATAAAGTTGAAGACCCGATTGACCTAGACGTATGGAACAGGCTTACAGCTAATTTCTGGTTGCCAGAAAAGATCCCTATCTCCAATGACATTCAGTCTTGGTCAACACTTAGGGACAACGAAAAGCTTCTCACTATGAGAGTGTTCACTGGCCTAACTATGCTGGATACTATCCAGGGTACGGTAGGGTCAATGAGCATTCTTCCAGATGCTATCACTCAGCACGAAGAAGCTGTTATTACTAACATTGCTTTCATGGAGAGCGTTCATGCCAAGTCATACTCTAGTGTATTTTCAACCCTAACATCCTCCGAGCAGATTGAGGATGCATTCCGTTGGTCTGAGGACAACCCATACCTTCAGAAGAAGGCTGAAATCATCCTTGGATATTACCATGGAGATGACCCGCTAAAGCGCAAGGTAGCTTCCACTCTGTTGGAAAGCTTCTTGTTCTACTCTGGTTTCTACTGGCCAATGTATTTGTCAAGCAGAGCAAAGCTAACTAACACTGCTGATCTTATTAGGCTTATCATAAGGGATGAAGCTGTTCACGGCTATTACATTGGGTATAAGTTCCAAGTAGCTTACAACAAGTTGGATGCTGCAGCTCAAGAAGACATCAAGGCTTACGCCTACAGCATGCTTATGGAACTCTATGAAAACGAGATCCGCTATACTGCAGAGCTTTACGATGAAGTCGGACTAACAGAAGACGTAAAGAAGTTTTTGCACTACAACGCTAACAAGGCTCTAATGAACTTGGGATTCGATGCACTGTTTCCTAAAGACGTTTGCGATGTTAGTGCAGCCATCCTTTCTGCCTTGGCTCCTAATGCAGGAGAAAACCACGACTTCTTCTCTGGATCTGGTTCAAGCTACGTAATTGCTAAGAACGAGCAAACAGAAGATAGTGACTGGGACTTTTAGTGACGTTCTATCAGACACTCGAAGAGGCAGACTCTGAGGTATTTGACTTCATACAACAAGAAAAGTCAAGACAAAACAGCACTCTTGAGATGATTGCAAGTGAAAACTTTGTACCGTTGTCGATCATGGAGGCACAGGGTTCAGTCCTCACCAATAAGTACGCTGAGGGTTACCCTGGAAAGCGTTACTATGGAGGCTGTGAGTTTGTAGATGAGATAGAGAACCTAGCAATCTCCAGGGTAAAACAACTCTTTGGTGCAAAGTATGCAAACGTTCAACCTCACTCTGGCTCAAGTGCTAGTGCAGCTGTGCTTCATGCGTTGGCTTCACCAGGAGATACTATTCTCGGGATGGAGCTGTCTCACGGTGGTCACCTAACCCACGGGATGAAGCTCAACTTTTCGGGTAGAAACTATAAAGCTACATCATACGGTGTAGATCCATTAACTAACTTAATAGACATGGACGAGGTAAGAGACAAAGCTCTAGAGCACAGGCCTCAAGTTCTAATTGCTGGCTGGTCTGCATACTCAAGGCACCTTGATTTCGATGCCTTTAGAAGCATCGCTGATGAGGTTGGAGCAAAGCTTTGGGTAGACATGGCTCACTTCTCTGGACTGGTTGCAGCTGACCTGCACCCAAGCCCATTCCCTTTTGCTGATGCAGTTTCTACAACAGTTCATAAAACATTGGGAGGGCCAAGGTCCGGAGTAATCCTTAGCCAGGATGCAGACATTGCCAAAAGAATAAACTCCGCAGTGTTCCCTGGACAGCAGGGCGGTCCTCTAATGCATGTGATAGCTGCCAAGGCCGTAGCGTTTAAGTTAGCTATGCTTCCAGAATTCAAAGAGCGTCAAGAGAGAACAATCTCTGGAGCAAAAGTTATAGCAGAGACACTGGTAGATCGAGGAATAAATGTCTTAACTGGGGGAACAGATGTGCACCTCTTAATAGTAGACTTGTCTAACTCTAGTATTAGTGGCAAAGAAGCAGAAGATCTTCTTCATAGCTCTGGCATCACAGTTAATAGAAACTCAGTACCTTTTGACAGCAGATCGCCTATGATCACTTCTGGACTTAGAATCGGAACTCCTGCCTTAGCTACAAGAGGCTTCGGGGATGAGGAATTCCAAGAGGTAGCAGATGTTATCGCAGACCTCCTGTTAAGCAAAATGTCTCCTAACTCTGCAATGGATAGAGTAAAGACTTTGACTCAGGCATTTAAGCTTTATTAGTCTAAACTTTGTTTGACAATCTCCTCTGTGTCCTGTATACTTAGGATAATGTCTAAGTCGCAAGGCTTGTTACTTAGTAAGTTAGATTGCCCCATAGCTCAATTGGCAGAGCGCAGAGCTGTTAACTCTGATGTTCCTGGTTCGAGTCCAGGTGGGGCAGCGGGAATATAGTTTAATGGTAAAACTACAGATTTCCAATCTGTTGTTGAGAGTTCGATCCTCTCTATTCCCTCTCAAGTTCAAAAACCGCATTTTTTATATACTCTAGTATAATGGTATTAGGGAGTCTATCTAGCTAACCCCGATAATCGTGTCACTCCCCTATAACTAAACCCCTAAGGAGTAAAAGACATGCGTAAACTACTTAAAATATTGGCAAGAATGCTTGCAGTATTCTTTGCATCCGCACTTTCAGTGCTAGGTGTTGGAGCAATCGTAGGGATTCAACTTTGGCAATCACTGCTTATGGCAGGGGCATTGGGAGTGGCAAGAGTCCTGGAAGGAATAGCAAGAGCTTACATTGGCGATGGAAAGCTAACAGATCTTGAGATCGAGGAAGTCTTTCAGAGGGCAGCCACCAGGAAAAAATCCTAAACAATAACTTGCAATGAGCGACACTTTAGGATACAATAGAGTATAAGCCAAAAGGAAAGAGGTTGTGATGGATGACTTTAATGCATGGCTAAGTCACGGTTATGTAATGGGATGGTGTGGACCGGCAGTTTGCGATACCCATGACGGCATCCCAATGTCGGAGACAGAGTTGGCTGAGTTCGATGACGGTGGTGACCCATGCCTACACATTCTTCGTCTCTATGAGGACCAGGAACACAAAAAATCTATAGAAGAAGACCACTCTCCTTCTATTTGGAGAGCTATTAACAACGGCCTTTAACTCAGGATACCACCGTAAAACCACATAATTAAATACGGGAGTGATCGGTTTCGACAGTAAGTCCGAAGCTGGAGAAGCAAGCAGAGAATCCTGTACCTCTTGAATCGGGAAAAAGAATAATTGCAAACTCACGTTCTGCATTCGCACTAGCTGCTTAATAGCGCTCAGTGCACCACGGGCAGCATTAGTTCTAAATGGGCACCCCTGGATTTAAATAAATAGAACACCCACCGAGGTGGCGACCTTAACCGCAACCCGCAGTACCGTGGCTGGTAGAGCCTAAGCTTGTAGAAGAACAGTAGATTGCTTATTGGACGGGGGTTCAATTCCCCCCACTTCCACAAATCTTCTCCTGCATGTATGGGGGTAACCAGATCCTGTAGCTCAGCTGGTTAGAGCGCCGTTCTGTCACGGCGGAGGTCGCCAGTTCAAGTCTGGTCAGGGTCGCTTCGCCTCCTTAGCATAACGGCTAGTGCACTGGTTTTGTAATCCAGGGATAAGTGTTCGATTCACTTAGGAGGCTCTTGGTTAATGTCGTGATTTAAAGCTCTGTGGTATAATTGAATAGGTTAGACAAGGAGAGCTATATGAACACCTATCAACAGCCCCTAGATGGCGTATATGGTAAAGACTGGAAGATTTCAAGCAAGATGGGTTGGAGAATTCACCCAATTCACAAGACCAAGAAGCACCATAACGGTACAGATATTATAAGCCTTAGAAGCGGAACGACCTATGTGGAGGCGTTTGCAAACGGTCGGGTAGTCAAGGCACGTCAGTCAAACGCTGCTGGCGGAGGCTTTGGGTATTACGTAGTGCTTAGGCATTACCTAGACGGAGAGTACTACACCTCGTTGTATGCACACCTTGAGCCTAACTCTTTTCAGGTTAAGGTGGGTCAGCTGCTCAGTGCCGGAGATGTCCTAGGAAAAATGGGTACGTCTGGGATGAGCACCGGAAAGCACCTTCACTTTGAGATTTGGAAAGGCAAGAAGCACGGATGGTCATCAGACGGTAAGGGATTTGTAGAACCAGTTGGCTTCATAAAGGCACTAAACGCTTCTGCACAGGCTAAGGCCTGGGCTAAGGAGTCAACTCCAGAAACAGATCCTGTGGAGCCAGAGCCTAACCACGAGCCAACAAAGAAGACAGCCAAGGGGCCTTCTGTAAAGGCCTTCGTTGTGCCCGTGACTGTTCCTATAGTTGTACCAGTTCCTAGGAAAGTCGCGAATAAGCCAGCGGTAAAGCCTGTTGCTAAGCCTGTTGCGAAAAAGATTGAAAAGCCAAAAACTCATAAGATTGTTTCTGGAGATACTCTTGGAAAGATTGCTAGGAAGTATAGGACTAATGTCGCTACACTTACAAAGCTTAATAAGATAGAGAGACCAGATTTAATTTTTGTAGGTCAGACAATTAAGTTACCATAATGGCAACATATGAATACAAGTGCAAGTCATGCAGGGCACACGAAGTAGTCCTGAGGTCAATCTCTGACAAAGAGGTTGTTCCTAAATGCAAGGCTTGCAATTTAGGCCTCACTAGGGTATACTCTAATGTAGGAGTTGCCTTTAGCGGTAGCGGATTTTATAGTAATGATAAGGGGTAACTTTTGCAAATATTAACAGATAAAATAGAGTGGACCCTTTCGGCAATAGACCGATGCGACTATGTTTGTTCAGCTCAGGCATACGTCCGTGCTGTAGGAGTTAGCGGAGAGCTCTTGTTTTGTTCTCATCACTATAATAAGGTTTCTAATGATCCTACAGGATATCAAAACCTAGAGAAGTTTGCCTACCAGGTGGTGGACGAAAGAGAAAAGCTAATCGAGAATAGATTGCAAGGGTTAGACTCTTAGGTCGGTATTTATGGAATACTTAATAGGATCAATAACAACATTCTTTATTATAATCTTTGTTTATTTTAATGTATCTGCTAGCGTAAGACAAAACACTACGCCTACCCTAAGATTTTCCCAAAGCTACAGGTACTACCTGATATCTCCATACTCACCATTCGTCTACACAGGCTCATCTGCTGAAGAGGTTAAGACACAGGCAATGGTTCACTTTGACAAGGTAAACTTAAAGATAGTTTTATTTGAGGACCAGGCTTATTGGATTCAAGACGAGGCTTTCTATACTGCAGAGCTCTCACCTGACGGGAAAATAGATAAATTAACACAAAAAGTAGTTGACACAATGACCATGGATCCTGTACAATTGAATAAGATAATGATTATCGTAGAAACTCTTAGAGAAGGGAAGTAAGAATGCTAATAGGAATTCAAGGCACCAAATCCTTTTCTGACTACGGAATCTTTCTTAGAGCTATGGGAACCGCATTGTCTTCAATGAGTACATCGGACAAGAAGTTTTACATTTACTCAACAGGGCCATCTAGCTTAAACTCTATGGCCCATGAGTTTTGTAACGTGTCGGAGAGAAGCCTTAAGGCCCGAGGCATTCGTGTAAGGGTCATAAAGGTGCCACCTAAGTGGATCAAAGAAAGCATCCTGGATATAGATTACTTTATCTACTTTAGCAAGCCAAAAGAACCAGTCTCAGATCTTGTAGATTATGCAGAATCAAAGGACGTAGATATCGGAATATACAGATACTAACAGCTTAGCGGATATGCTTAGCCAGATAGACAACAAAATCAACGGACAAAAAAGGCAACGTACAGGTAAATCCAATGAACATAAAATCACTAGATAATATGGAAAAGATTGTAAAAAGCAATTGGACTTTGTCGTGGAGTGGTTGGGACGTTATTCAGTCCTTTCCTAATCCAGCAGGGTGGTCGAAAAAGAACGGAGCATTTATGAAGAATAGATGGTTCGTGCAGCGTCGATTTAATGTCACAGAATCTGGCTGGGATCTTCCAGACAAAATCGTTAGCCTATATGAAGAGCGATGATTGGAAAGACCAAGCCGCTTGTAAGGGGTACGACGTCAATTTATTCTTTGACAAGTACGAGGACAATGAAACAATAAGGCCAGCAATAGATAGCATCTGTGCTGCATGCCCTATCTCAAGAATCTGCTTTGCGGTTGGAGTTTCCCAAAAAGAATACGGTGTATGGGGAGGCGTCTATCTCGAGAAGGGTAAGATTTCTAGAGAGTTCGGCAGGCATCGGTCCAAGAAAGAATGGGCAGAGACCTGGAAATATCTAACGATGGATAAATAATGTATACGGATGAAATGAGAAGGGCCTTCAGATCTTTGGCTGGCCCCAAAAACTTTTCCTTGCAAATCATAGACCACGACAACTTCTTAACGGTTAAAGCCAGCGAGAACCAGTTCATGTCTTTGACGGGAGAGGGCAAACGAAGTGCCGTAGAATACATGGCCAAAGTAAAGTCCGCACTAGAGCTAAACGGTGCGATTGTGCTATTGGTTAGAGAAGGGGGTAAAGAGATATGATAGACCTATTAATCCTTATCTTTTTTAGCATTGTAGTAGCCTTGGGCTTTTTAGTCATTGCTCGTCAATGGCTAAACAAAAGAAAGCTTATGTCAATCATTACACAGCTAACTGCAGATAACATTCTATTAAAGTCTGAGATCCAGAGACTATCTGAACTATCTGGGAGCTTTCCTCACGAAGAAACAGAGGGCTTCATAAAGTTTCTCTCCCAGTCTAGAGATTGGGCCTTTACGTATATAGAGGACGTTCAAAAGGCAATGCAAGAACTCTTTGTAGCCTTAATGGGAGCGGAAGAGGAACAGATTAAAAAAGCAGCAGCAGGACTGGTTAAGTTCTTGCCGGAAGAAGATAAAAAGAGCTAGGCTCACAAATCGTGAGTGCACAACACACAGCTCTTTGACTAATAATATAAACAGAAGGAATACAAAATGAACAAAGCAATGATTGATTCATACCTAAGAAACCTACTAGGAGCACTACTGGGCCTGATCACAACAACTATGGCAAGCACAGGGGTTGTGTCACCACTAGCATTTGGCACAGGAGAGTGGCTTCTCATAGCTAACGGTGTCTGGGCAGCAGCAGTTCCGACCCTGCTTCGCTACCTGAACTCTAAGGACCCAAGCTTTGGTCGTATTGCAGAGGGAGTAGCTCTAGAAGTGAGCAAGAGGCTTCTTGCTGAATCCAAAGCAGCTACCGCAGAAAAGAAGGCTGCTGAAGCTAAAAAGAAAGCTGCTGAGGCTGCGGAAAAGAAAGCCGTTGCAAAGCTAGCTGTAAAGAAGCCAGCCACAACACCTGCAACCAAGTTGGTGGTAAAGGCTCCACCTGCTAAGTAAATAATTATTCATTAAGATAGGCGGATCACGACTGTGGTCCGTCTTTTCTTATGTTATAATAGAAGGGTCCTCATACAGGGCAAGGATTAGCCGCTTTAGGATGACTAGTTACCATTTTTATATCGGGTTACGCCAGGGTTTCTGTATGGGGGCTTTAATATTTTTGTAGAGATCATCGCAAGATTATGGTATACTTAGCTGCTCCCCAGTTTAGGGGACGATAGACTTCATACCCAAAGGCCAAAACAACACTTAGATCCATAATGGACTTTTTAGGATTCGCCACTTCTCAAGTCACACAATCTATAAGGAATTTTCTGGTTGCAACTATTGTCAGTGTACAGTTGACTGTGTGATATAATATAGATATGAATAATGATATGCTAGAAGATAGCGACGACGTTAACAAGCAATCTCCTTGTTGGGATGGATACGTTCAAAGAGGTATGAAGCCTGGACAAGATGGCGGAATGGTCCCAAACTGTGTACCCTCAAAGAAGGCATACGGTGCTGACGAAGAAGAGGCCCCAGAGGGATACCACTACATGCCCGATGGTTCTCTGATGGCTAACGAGGACCATGAAGATGACAAGTCGCTGTTTGCAGGATTTGGAAAAGATGTTACAAAAGCAAAGAGGCTGACAGAAGTGTTCAAGGCGGATAATGTTCGTGTCGGTCAAATGGTTTCTTGGGGGTCTTCCGGTGGAACTGCTAAGGGTAAGGTTAAGAGAGTAATTCGTAGTGGCTCTTATAAAGTTCCAGGTACAGATGCAACAATCAATGCCAGCGAAGATAATCCTGCAGTGGTCTTAACGCTATATCGTAACGGAAAAGCTACAGATACTATCGTTGCGCATCGTATGGAGACGCTGAGAGCCTCTTAGAACGTATTAAACACCTTTATGGGTACTTCTATACCCCTCTAAAATTGATTTAAGCTGAAGGGTATGCTTTTCATAATCCATTTCAATAATTAAGTTGTCATCATCTATCTTATGTACCTTAAGCTCTTTACTTATATCAAAGAGTACGGCTTGGATCTGCTCATCAATAGACAATGGCTTAGTCAATATCGTGTTCTCTCTGGTAAGTACGCATTTTATGACAGTTAGCACACACCACGTCACACTTTGAAACTTCTTTCCAGGCAGCCTCAGGCCCATAGTTCCTTAGGACACGGTACACAACGTCTATTTTTTGATACTGAGGCTTGTGGTCAAATTCTAGAATGTAATGGGGGAACATATTCCTGCAATCAAAACAGCCGTTCTTCTCTTTGTAGAGATGAAGCTCTTCAAGAACTAGGGCCACAGCCTTACGGTGTTTTGCAGTTTTTACCATGTA